CAATTCAAAGCCCGATGTTCAGGACTTGCCGACTTAATGCCGCAGAAGAGAGGCGGAGAAGGACTTTCCGATACCGCCAAAAGTGCAGTCAGAAAAATCGCTAAATTCGATCTATTTGGTTATCAAGATTTTGAAGGCAACAAATACACCGAAAAAGGCAATTTACTGGAAGAACAAGCCATTAAATTAAGCGGCAGAAAACGAGGATTGCCCCTCAAGAAAAATGCCGAACGCCGTGAGAATGAATGGATCACCGGTGAATGTGATATTTACGTTCCCTCTCGCAAGCTAATTATCGATACAAAATGCTCGTGGGATATTGGATCTCACCCATTTTTTACCGATGAAGCGGCAGACAAAGCGAAAAAATCCGGTTATGACATTCAAATGCAGGGGTATATGTGGCTATGGGATTGCGAAGAAGCACAAATTGATTTTGTCCTCTTCCCTACCCCTTACGAAATGCTCAGTAGCTATGATAACCCTGAACGCTACATTGATTTAGTCGAACAAATCCCACAAGACAAACGGATCACAACGGTTACGGTAAAACGTGATAACGCGATTATCGAAAAAATCAAAGATCGTGTTGGTGCTGCACAAGAATATTACCAACAATTAATAGAGGAAATGAGCTAATTCCATTCTAAATTACACAGCCCACTTAACCGTGGGCTTTTTTATAGGTAAACAAAATGACTAAAAAATACGAATTATTAAAAGACGACACCAAAGAATATTTTGGTAGAACGCTATACCGTATTAAAGCCCTTATCTCTTTTGGTGTAGTTATAGCCGGAGAGCTTGGAGGGTATATCGAGGCAGAGCGGAATCTGGATCAAACTGGCAATGCTTGGGTGTCCGGAAATGCTTGGGTGTACGGCGATGCTAGGGTGTACGGCGATGCCCGGATGTACGACAATGCCCGGGTGTACGACAATGCCCGGGTGTACGACAATGCCCGGGTGTACGGCGATGCTGAGGTGTACGGCAATACTGAGGTGAGATCACGGGCCATCATTTCAGAACGCAAAATGATTTTCTGGGCAAGTAATGTTGGTTCGGAAAATGGCACACTTACAGTATTTAACGGAAAAGACGGATTAATTGTTAATCGAGGCTGTTTTGTCGGAACGATTGAAGAGTTTTTGTCAAAATCTGCAGAGGTACACGATGAGAAAACCAAGCGTGAGTATGAGTTATTGATTGAAGTTGCGAAAAGTAGAATTTTAGGAGGAACAGAGTGAACGAAATACACATCAGCCTACCCTATTCCTTTTTCGCTGAATTGTTTGGGAAGTACATCCACGACAATTTTAATCACAGAAAACCGAATAGACAGAGAGCTATTGAGCAAGTCAGAAAATACTGGCTGCTTTTAGATAGCGAACAACGAGAGTTCATCGTCAAACAATCGACAAAACAAGCACGTTACTATGGTGAATTTAAAGAATTGTTGGACTGGATAGAAACACGCCGCAATCAATACCAATCGACACCACAACCACTTAATGCTTTTGTTGAGTTGCCGGTAGTTGATACAAACAAAAGTAATTAACCAAACCGCTCTTATTCTTATGGGCGGTTTTATTTTGGAGAAAGGAAATGATCGAACTAATCAAAAACATTGAGCAATGGGCGGAAGATCGAAATTTAATTAACGGCTCTACTCCGCAAAAGCAAATGTTAAAACTGATGGAAGAATTTGGCGAATTGTGCGGCGGTATTTTAAAGAATAAACCCGAAGTAATTAAGGATAGTATCGGAGATTGTTTTGTAGTGTTGGTTATTTTAAATAAGCAAATGAAAGTAATTTATTCTTTTGATTGGGAGGTTGCTTGCAATAATGAATCTTGGGGTGGTAATCCAGAAAATAGTTTAATTTTTTTGGCTAAACATATATCAGAGCTTAATTTTGACCCTGAACCTAAAAATTATAATTCATTAGAAAGATTTAATGAATGCCTAGGAGATTTTGTTGATAGTTTCAAAAGTGCTGTATCCACTTTAACTTACATAACTTTTTGTTTTGATCTAGATTTTAAGGACTGCATCCAACACGCCTACGACCAAATCAAAGACCGTAAGGGAAAAATGATTTATGGGGTGTTTGTTAAAGAGGGGGATTTAGAAAATGACTAAAGAAAACAACGGTTGGATTAGTGTTGATGATAGATTGCCTGATGATGGGAAAGAAGGTTTAATCCTTAATAGTTTTGTACATTTAGGGAGCTTCCATGATGGAATTTGGTATAAGCCTTTTGGTGGTTTTAATTTTGCGGAAATACAAAATGTAACCCACTGGCAACCAATCCCCGAGCCACCTAAAAAGGATTAAACCAATGCTAACCGAAAGAAACAAGGAATAGCTATGGAAACAACTGATGCGGTAGTAGCAATAGTCGCAATCATTGCTTACGTTGTGTTAATTATTAAAAGTTGAGGTGAATTATGTTAAGTGAAAAAGAAATTGAAGCATTGAAGAACGGTGCTTATGGTGTTACTAGAGATGGTAGAAAAGTTAAATATTTAGGTGAAAATGTTGTAGGTGGACATTTTTGGTTAGAAGGTTTAGAAGATAATAAAGTCAAAGTGATTTCATACGACCGTTTTGACCATTATTACATTGGGAGAAACCAATCTCCTTATGATATTGTTGGTTTATGGGAAGATAAACTCGAACCATTTACCCCTGAAAAAGCATTAGCAGGCGAACCCGTTCTGCTGCGAGACGGCGAAAAAGCGTTTGTTATAAGCGACATAAAATCGCTTGTTCCAATTAGCGATTATTCACTTGTTGGTATAACTCCCAATGGAACATTATTAAGATGGAATTGCGAGGGGAGCTATTGGCTCACTACTGATGAAGACGAATTAGATATTATTGGTATGTGGAAAGAGCCTGAACCGGTTAAACCAAATGCAGATGGTTTACCAAAGCCTATCCGTGATCTTATGGGGTTAGAAGAGGTTTGGCACGTTGCACTAGACGTGATCCTAGACAAACTAACCCCCTCGGTAGTTGTTAAACCTAGCATAGGATGGGCGAGTTGGCATCATACTAGAGCATCCAACGGCGTGTACTATGCCTCTAAAGAGAATTGCCAAAAAGCTTGTGATTTGCTGACGGGGGTTGATAATGGATAAAGAGTTATTCTTATTACAATTTGGTTTAAGACAATGCTATGGCAATACTAAACCCTCTAACATTGAAGAGTGTTATGGTTTCTCAAGAAAAGTTATAGAAGTAAATGAAGAATCGTTTGAGGTTCTTATAGAAACACCACTCACAGATATAGTTGTAGTTTATGAGAAAGAAGGTGATAAATTTTCTTTTAAGGAGGTTTATTAATGAAACACCCTGAACTAATAGTATGCGCTGCTATCAAATTTCAATTGATGAATGACTATGATATTCGCTATCTAGTTATTCCAGCAACTAGGCACTACAGCCCAGACATGAACGCGATAATTGATACGTTGGAATTCAATTTCTCCACCATAGAAGAATCCCAAGGTTTCATCACTAATTTTGGACGGTTCGTCTCTCGCAAAGAAGCTTTAGAAATAGCTAAAGCAAATAATCAAATACGTTTCGACATTGGTTATGAACCTGATGAGCTTTATTCAGAAATGCTTTACTAACTAACCCACTCAATGCAGTGGGTTTTGTTTTGCCGCTTACAGAAATGTGAGCGGTTTTTTATTAACTAAACAGAGGAAAATGAAAATGATTATAGAAATCCCAACAACGAAACAAGTTAATGTGAAGTATTTGAAAATTGACATACCAATTCGATATGGTGATGAAGATGTTTAGACAAGAAGTACAAGTCATGAATGGTAAGCGATACATCGTGCTTGAATGCCAGTTCCGTAGGGAGTGGGATGTGGTGAGAGAATCAAAGCATACTGTAACACAAGGCGAAGCATTAGAAATCGTCCATTATTGGCTTAAATACAAAGATGTCACACCGGAACAGCTAAAAGTTGTTGAAGTGCCGGATATTT